TGTCGCAGTGGCCCGCGTCATGGCGGCGTTACCTGAGCGGATTTGACCTGGCTGACATGTTTGAGGGTAGGGGTGAAGACCGCGAGATGGTTGGCATCCTCAAGAAGATCAAATGGCCTGACAAGGTCAAGAATCTCGAACTGCTTGGCAAGCACGTAACTGTCCAGGCGTTCAAAGACAACGTTAAAAACGAACTGGTTGGCGCTAATGGCCTACCTCTTGCCACGCCATCATTCGTGATTAGCTTCGGAGCGGAAGATGACAGCAACGGAGACAAGACTTAGCTTTGCGCCTAAGTTCAAGCCACTCTTCCAGCCTAAGCGATATAAGACATTCCACGGCGGGCGAGGCGGAGCCAAATCATGGGCTGCCGCCCGCGCACTGGTCATCATGGCCGCCAGCAAGAAGCTCCGCATACTCTGTACCCGTGAGGTGCAGAACTCGATTAAGGATTCAGTGCATAAACTGCTGAAAGACCAGATTGAGATGCTGGGGCTTAACCCATGGTTCCGCATCACCAACGAAAGCATCACCAGCGCATCCGGTAGCGAGTTCCTGTTTAAGGGTCTGCGCTTCGATCCGCTCGGCATCAAATCAACGGAAGGCGTGGACATCTGCTGGGTGGAGGAAGCTCAGTCTGTTTCCTCGGATTCATGGGCGATTCTGATACCCACCATCCGAAAGGAAGGCTCTGAAATCTGGGTGACGTTTAACCCCGGCGAAGAGCAAGACCCGACCTATCAGCGCTTCATCGTGAACCCGCCTGACGAAAGCATTACTGTCGAGGTCAATTACTACGACAACCCATACCTGCCAGAAACACTCCGCAAAGAGATGGAGTACTGCAAGCGCATCGATTATGAGGCGTATGAGCACATCTGGCTGGGTAAGCCGAAGTCGATAAGCGATTCAGTAATCTTCCGTAACCGGTACCGGGTTGAAGCGTTCCCTGACGACATGTGGCAACAAGCCGAACGCCTGTTCTTCGGTGCTGACTTCGGCTTTGCAAATGACCCGAGCACGCTTATCCGCATGTTCATGATCGACACCCGACTCTATATCGAATATGAGGCCTACGGTGTCGGCGTGGAACTGGATGAAATGCCGCAGTTCTACGACTCTATTCCTGAGGTACGCAAATGGCCGATCAAGGGTGATAACTCCCGACCGGAAACCATCAGCTATCTGGCGCGCCAGGGATTTTCGATTGATGCGGCCGCAAAGTGGAAAGGTAGCGTTGAGGATGGTGTCACCTACCTGAAAGGGTTTGAGGAAATCATTATTCATGAGCGCTGCAAACACACCGCCGATGAATTCCGCCACTACTCCTACAAGGTCGACAAAAAGACCGGCGACATACTGCCGATCATCGTCGACAAGTTTAACCACTGCATAGATGCCATTCGCTACGGGCTGGATGGCTACATTACCAGCTCAGACAGCCTCGGCACCTGGGCGCAACTTGGGAAAGGCTGAATATGTCCGAAACAGAAAGCATGTCGCAGCCTGTACCAACGCGTGACAGCTATGAAAACTTCATTGCCCGGATGGGTGTTAATGAGTCGAACCAGTCTGGCGCCGGCACCTACCGCAATAACTGGACCTCACGTAATCGCCTGTTGATTGAGCAGGCCTACCGCACATCATGGCTGGTGGGCGCTGGCGTAGATGCAATTCCTGATGACATGACCCGTAAGGGTGTGACTATCACCTCCAAGCTTGAAGATGGCCGCAAGAAGCAGCTAGACCACGCATGGGATGAGATGGGGCTATGGGAGGCAATAAACGACACGCTGAAGTGGGCGCGGCTCTACGGTGGCGCTGTGGGCGTTATCCTGATTGATGGGCAGAACTACTCAACGCCGCTAAGGATTGAAACCATAGCCAAAGACGCCTTTAAGGGCGTGATGGTGATGGACCGATGGATGCTCAATGCAATGACCGAGCGCCGGGTAAGTGAGCTGGGGCCGGACTTTGGCATGCCAGAGTTCTACAAGGTTGTGACCTCAGCTACCGGCATCCCGCCGTGGCGCATTCATCACTCCAGGCTGATTCGGTTCGATGGTATTCCGCTTCCTTATCAGCAGCGCCTGACGGAAAACGACTGGGGTATGTCAGTGATTGAGCGTTGCTTTGATCGCCTGCTGGCATTCGACTCCACAACAACCGGCGTTGCTCAGTTGGTCTACAAGGCTCACCTTCGCACCTACAGCATTGAAGGCCTGCGTAAGCTGCTGGCGATGGGTAAAGACAGTCCGATGTTTAAGGGGCTGATGTCTCACATGGACATGATCCGCGAATATCAGAGCAACGAAGGCATGACGATTATGGACGCCGCAGACAAGTTCGAGGCGCACACCTATTCGTATGCCGGGCTCAGTGACGTGCTGGCGCAGTTTGGTCAACAGGTGTCAGGTGCGTTCGGCATTCCTCTGGTGCGCCTGTTTGGACAGTCTCCTGCCGGGTTCTCTACCGGTGACACTGACCTGGCTAACTACTACGACAACGTGTCCACCCAGCAGGAGCGCAAGTTACGCCGCCCCATCCGCAAACTGTTTCAGGTTCTGCATATGAGCCTGTTCGCATCGCCACTGCCTGATGATTTCACTTTCGAGTTTAACGAGCTGTGGCAGACGCCAGACAGCGAGCGCGCCGACACTGCAGCGAAGGTTGTGGCCGCAACCGTTCAGGCTGTTGACGCTGGGCTGATGACCGAGAAAGCCGGTGCCATGCATCTGCAGGAAACGGCACGCGTGACCGGCATCGGCTCAACCATCAGCGAAGAGGATATCGATAATGCCAGTGACCTCCCGCCGCCGAGCGAGAAAGACCTCGATAACGTCGAAGCCACCGAACCTGAAGCGCGCCGAGAGGCAACTGGGAACACAGCTACGAAAGATAGCTCAGGCAGTCGGGGAGATAGTCGAGGGTTCTTACGATGGTTCAAATGACAGCGTCACCGACATCATGGACAGGCTGGAGCGTTACGCGGACCTGATTGAGCCATGGGCTGAAGCGGTATCGAAGCGCCTTATTAGCACGCTGGAGATTGCAGACGATGCGATGTGGCGTGAGCGCTCCTATCAAATCTCTGCTGGCCTGCGTGACCTGATGGCAGGCAGTCAGGGAATGGTAACCCGCAGCATCATCCAGGAGCAGGTGAAGCTGTTCAAGTCACTTCCGCTGGAGGCTGCCGACCGGGTCTACGACATTCACAATCAGGCGATTGAGGCTGTGGTAACCGGCAGGCGGTCCAGTGAGCTGAAGAAGGAAATCATGCGCACTGGAGAAGTCACTGAGGCCCGGTCGCGCACTATCGCCCGAACTGAGGTTGGCCGCGCATCCACTGCAATCACACAGGCTCGCTCAACCGCTATTGGTTCGCGTGGCTACATCTGGCGCACAGCTGACGATAGCGATGTTCGGCACTCTCACAAACAAATGGGAGGCCACTACGTTGACTGGGCAATCCCGCCTACGCTGGATGGCATGACTGGTCACGCCGGTCAGTTCCATAACTGCCGCTGCTATTGTGAGGTAGTTGTTCCTGAGCCAACATAAGTTATCATTCCCTAATTCTTGGTTTATAAGGGAGTGATTTTTATGGCAAAGATGAATGTGAAGAATGGATTCGAATATACTCATGAGCGCCATTATTTTGGTTCGTGGGTGATTTACTGGAAGTTTCGCCCACAAGGAGCATCGCATTGGAAGGACTTCAACATTCCATCCGGTAACGCGAAAAAAGCTGATATCGAGTTATTCTTGAATGATCCTGCCGCAGCGCTCAGATCTTATGAAGAATGGTTAGATAGGGTGGGGAATGTAGAGCTCGCCAGACAGAACCTCAACGATGCTGAGGCCAGATTAGCACGAGTAAATGAGCCAGATTGGGGCGGAAGAGGCAATAATCCAGATAAAGATTCTCGCAGAGCTCGTGATGCCAGAGAGGCAGTAGAAAGCGCCAGACGCGCGTTGGAATTTTCAGAAAAAATAAATTCAGGAAGCTGAATTTCCTCAAACACACAGGTCGCTTAAGCGGCCTTTTTTTTGCCTGATAAACAGGTGACCCAATGCAATATTTCTACACCACCCGCCTCGGCAACACTCGCTTTGAGATGGCCGATGGCTCCCTGCTGTGCAAAGACGTCCCGATTGCCCGCATCGGCGCTCAGATATACGACGAAAGCGAACTACCCGGCATCGTTGGTGATGAGGATGGTGAGATTGTCGTAACCCGCGATGCTGACGAAGTATTCCGGCCTGAAACACTGGCGTCATTCGAAGGAATGGCATTCACGCTGGGCCACCCCAAAGACATGGTTAACCCGGGCAACTGGAAAGAGCATGCGCACGGCCACATCCAGAACGTCCGTCGCGGTATCGGTGACCAGTCAGATTTAATGCTGGGTGACATCCACATCAAGACTGCTGAAGGCATTCAGAAGGTGATGGACGGTCAGGACCAGATATCAATGGGCTATGACGCTGAATACGAGCAGATATCCCCCGGACAAGCCCGGCAACACACAATTATCGGTAACCACTGTGCGAGCGTACCCAATGGTCGCGCAGGCATTCGCTGTTCAATTGGAGATAGCACATTCATGACTACCAAAAATCAGGGCTGGTTTAGCCAGCTGAAGCGGGCCATTAAAACCAAGGATGCCGATAGCCTGGCTGATTTGGTGGACAATGCGCCATCAGAACTGGTCGAGCCAAGCCTTGATTTGGCGCGGGCAGTAAACATCACTATCAACCCGGCGCAGCCATTGCCACAAGAGCGTGAGCTGGGTGGACTGACTACCGATGAAGAAGGTGGTGAAGGCAGTGGCGCCATGAGTATTAGTGAGCTGGAGAAGAAAGTTGATGCACTTGCATTGCTGGTTCAGCAACTGGTAAATCCGGCGTCGACCTCTACCACTGACTCCGATCCGGACGAAGAGGACGAGAAGAAGAAAGCCACTACCGATGCTGCTTACCATCAGGGTGTCGTGGCACGCGCTGAGCTTATCCTGCCGGGCGTGAAGCTGCCTGAAGGCGGTAAGCTGGCAGCGTTTAAGCGCTCCACCATGGACGCGGCATTCAAAACACCAGAAGGTCAGGCTCTGCTTGCTCCGCTGGTTGGCGCTTCGCCAGACTTTGCCAAAATGCCAAAGACGACCCTGGATGCCGTGTTCGTGTCGGCTAGCGAAATCGCTAAGTCGCGCAACGCTGTGCCGGTCACAACCTCTCGCGCCGCTTTCTACGATTCATCTAACAAAAACTCACCGGCTGCTCTCAATAAAGCCTTCGCCGCTCACTGGAAAAAATAAGGGATAAACCCATGGTTGCATATTTGTACCGGATGCCAGTAGGCATCGCCGGGGCTATTTCACGCCCACAGGACCTGACCACCGAGCCGGTGATTCTGGACTCGACCAAAACATTCAGTGCCTACGGCCTTGTGGGCAAGGACAGCACAGACGGTAAGTTTATTCCTCTGGCTGCGTCTGATGCCGCCACTGTGATCACCGGCCTGTACGTTCGCCCATATCCAACCACATCGACGCCAGACATGGTGCATCAGGTTGGCACCGGCAAGAACTTCACTGGCGACGTGATGAAGCGCGGCTACATGACCGTGAACATCGGTAGTACCGCAGTGAATCTGGTTAAAGGCGCGCCGGTCTACGTGCGTAACGCTAACCCGACCGATGCTAGCCCGTTGGGCGCAATTCTGGGCGCGGCTGTCACTGACGAAACTGTCGTGCTGCCTAACGCTTCCTTCACCGGTGCAGGCGATGCCGCTGGCAACGCTGAAGTCGCTTACAACATCTAAGGGAACCGCTAAATATGTTTACTTTTGACCAAGCCACCGTTGACGGTTCTGGCGCTTTCCTGGTTGGCGAGCTTGAGCGTCTTGACCAGAACCTGAACATGCCGTTGGTGGGATACACCTGGTCGCGCGATATTGAGCTGCGCGAAGACGTATCCATCGCTGATGACATCAGTTCTTTCACTAACTCTCAGTTTGCGGCGGCGGGTACACCTAACCCGGCTGGCAAGAACTGGATCGGCAAAGACTCCACTGCCATCGCAGGGGTGAACGTCGACATTTCCAAAACCGGCTTCCCGCTGACCCTGTGGGGCATGGAGCTGGGCTGGACTGTTGTCGAGCTGGCCGCCGCCGCTAAAGTTGGCCGCCCATTGGATACCCAAAAGTTCGACGGCATGCAGCTGAAGTGGAACATGGATACCGATGAGCAGGTCTATCGCGGTGACAGCCAGTTGGGTGTAAAAGGCCTGACCAACTACGCCGGTGCTGCGGTGACCAACGCGCCGAAAACATGGGCAACTTCAACTGCCGATGAAATTCGCACCTCGATCAACCTGCTGTTGTCGAATGCCTGGGCAGCAACCGGTTACACGATTGTTCCGCGTGACCTGCTGCTGCCGCCTGAGCAGTTTGCTCTGCTGTCCAGCATCATCGTCTCATCTGCCGGTAACCAGTCGCTGCTGACCTACCTGCAGAACAACACCATCGCATTCCATCAGAACGGCACCCCGCTGAATATCCGTGCTGTGAAGTGGCTGAAAGGCGCTGGCGTTGGTGGTACTGACCGCATGATGGCTTACACCAACGACAAGAAGTTCGTGCGCTTCCCGATGGTTCCACTGCAGAACATCCCGGTTCAGTATCGCGGCATTTACCAGCTGACCACCTACTACGGCAAGCTGGGCGCTGTTGAATCTCCGTACCCGGAAACCATCGCGTATATGGATGGCATCTAACCTATCCGCCCCGAAAGGGGCATTAAGGAGAATGTAATGGCTAAGAAGACCATTCGTGTGCACACCCCGTTTAAGTTCAACAGCGAAGACGGCACGACACAGGAGTTCAGCGTTGGCGAGCACAGTGTTGACGATAAAGTTGCTGAGCACTGGTTTGTTGCTGCGCACTCTGAAGTCACCGGCAAAGCAAAAGCGCCGGCTGACACCAAAGAGTTTCAGGCGCAGATCGACAGCCTGACTACGCAACTGGAAGGCAAAGATAAGTCTATCGGCGACCTTCAACAGTCGGTTAACGAGAAGGATGAAATCATTGCTGACCTGACCGCGCAACTGGCTGCACTGCAGGAGCCTGTGATTGAACCGGCACCGGAAGGTAACAACGATGGCAAGAAACCGAAACCTGCCGACAGTAAGTGATTTTCGCCGCGACTTCCCGCAGTTCTCTGACGCCACTAAATACCCCGACGCAGTAATCCAGTTCCGGCTAAATCTCGCCGACATGCTCATTGATGGCTCTGCTATGGGGGACATGTTCCCCTACCTGGTGGAGCTGTTCGTTGCACATTACATGGTGCTGAACGCAGCTGATACTGCCGCCGGGGTGCTCGGTGGTGCCGGAGGCGCTACGAGTGGCGTAGTTGCGTCCAAGTCAGTAGATAAGGTCAGTGTGAGCTATGACAACAGCTCAACACTGAACGCGGACGCTGGCTTCTGGAACTTCTCCCGCTACGGTGCGGAGTTCTGGCAAATACTGCAGTACTTCGGGTATGGCGGGATTCAGCTATGAAATCAGGCCTGACAGTTCGTGGTGACAACGCTCAAAGCATTCTGGACGCCCTTAAAGAGCTCGCGAACAAGGATGTTCTGGTGGGCATCCCTGAATCGAAAGATGAGCGTGATGATGGTGATATCGGCAATGCGGCGATCGGATATATCAACGAGAACGGCTCACCAGCGCAGAACATCCCGCCACGTCCGCACCTGAAGCCAGGTGTCAGGTCGGTAGAGCAGGACTTTATGCCTCACCTTAAGTCAGCGGCCCGCAAGGCGCTGGAGGGTGATGCAGAAGGCGCCGTTACGTCACTCGATCGCGCCGGTACTGTGGCGGCAAATGGGGTGAAGCGTTACATCACTGTTACCGGGTTCACCCCCCTCGCGGATGCCACGATTGCTAATCGGCTCCGTCGCGGGCGTACCGGTAACAAGCCCCTAATCGACACCGGCGAGTATCGCCGCTCAATCACGCACATTGTGAGGGATAAAGATGCCGACTCTTGATGTTACTGACGTTCTGCTATCGCCTGAATTCCTCGATACAACGCTCACCGTGAAGCGCAATACCCAGACTGTCGATGCAGATGGCTTTCCCAGCAACGCACCCACTGTGACGCCATTTGGTGGCGTGGTGACGGTTGACCGTTCACTGGAAGCCCGGCGCATGCAGGCCGGTCAGGTTATTAACGGTGCAATCCTGATTGTGACTGTTTTCCGCCTGACCAGCGGCAACACCGGTATCGATGCGGACATTGTCACCTATCGCGGGCGCGAGTATCGCGTCACATTCGTTGACCCATACACAGCTTACGGTGCTGGCTTCGTCCAGGCTCACTGTGAACTGTTGCCATTCGACGGAGGCGCCGGTGAGTAATGACAGCACGGCAGCCGGTTACCTGACACCTGTCAGTGCGGCGCAGGCCTACGATGAGGCGCTTGAGCGAGAGTTAAGCCGGTGGGCAAGAGCGTTATCCGGATTGCCACCAGGCATGGTCAGGCCACGCTGGACAGCCACACAGGCTGCCCTTCCTGCTGCTGACGTTAACTGGTGCGGATTTGGCATCATCGGCTTTACGGCTGATAACGCCCCGGCGTTCGTCCGGCAGACTGATGATGGTAATCAGCTCTGGCGCCATGAAGTGATCGAGACGCTCGCATCTTTTTATGGACCGAAAAGCCAGTCGATCGCCACCTTGTTTCGCGATGGTCTGACGGTTGAGCAGAACAACGAAACGCTGAAAACAAACGAGCTTTCACTTGCTGATTACAGTGAACTGACAGCCTTCCCCGAACTCATCAATAACCAGTGGGTGCGCCGGTACGACATCACTGTGCGCCTGCGCCGCAAAGTTATCCGCGATTACGGCATCAAATCTCTGGTCGACGCGCCAGTATCATTCTTTGGAGATTAACCTATGGCACAGGGCTTACCTGTATCCAACGTTGTGAACGTTGACGTGATCATGTCCCCCACTGCGGCGACGGGTCGTAATTTCGGTTCGCTACTCATTCTCGGCACATCCACTGTTATTCCGGTATCAGAGCGCATCCGGCTTTATACCAGCTCAGAGGACATAGGCGCTGATTTCGGTGAAGACAGTCCGGAGTACGAAGCAGCACTAATTTACTTTTCACAGTCACCACGGCCTGCTCAGGTCTACGTCGGACGCTGGGCAAAAACGCTGGCAACCGGCGAGACAGGTAGCGCTGAAACTCTGGCGCAGGCAATCACTGCGGTACTGCAGTTTACCAACTGGTATGGACTTGGCATTGCTGACGAAGACGAGCTGACGCCTGCAGAGATTACGGCGACTGCAGCAGCAATTCAGGCATCAAGCCTGAGCCGCGTTTTTGCTGTAACGTCCTCTGATTCAGGCATCATCGACTCTGCGACCACTTCGGATGTCGCTTCTACTCTCAAAGTGGCCGGTTACAGTCGCACCTTTGTGCAGTACTCAACGAAGAGTAAATACGCGGCGCTGTCGGCGTTTGGGCGTGCCTTTACTGTCAATTTCACCGGCAACAACACCACGATCACCCTTAAGTTTAAAACTGAGCCCGGTGTGACGTATGAAACCCTTACCAGCTCTCAGGCTGCTGCGGTAGATGCGAAGAATGCAAACGTCTACGTGTATTACGCGAACGACACGGCAATCCTGCAGCAGGGCGTGATGTCCAATGGTGATTTCTTCGATGAGCGCCACGGTCTGGACTGGTTGCAGAACTTCGTGCAGACCAACGTGTTTAACGCGCTGTACACCTCAACCAGCAAAATCCCTCAGACCGAAGCAGGTATCACGCGTCTTCTCACTAACGTTGAGATGTCGCTGGACCAGGCTGTTTCGAATGGTCTGGTTGCGCCGGGCGTATGGAATGGCGGTGACATCGGCCAGATTACTGCGGGCGACACTCTGACCAAGGGCTATTACGTTTACGCACAGCCCTTGTCATCACAAGCTCAGTCGGACCGCGAGAAGCGCCGCGCGCCTCTGATTCAGGCAGCCATCAAACTGGCCGGCGCAGTCCACTACGCCGATGTTCAGATCAACGTTGTTCGCTAAGGGGATATAGATGAGTACCTACAGCTTTATGGACATTACAGCGTCCATGACCGGCCCGACCGGCTCAATCGACCTTGGCTATGGCTCTGCGAACTCCGAAGAGGGGATCACGGTAACGATGACCGAGGCTAAAAACACCATGACGATTGGTGCTGACGGAGAAACAATGCATAGCCTGCATGCAGGTAAGAGCGGCACCGTCACCATCAACCTTCAGAAAACCTCGCTGGTTAATAAGAAGCTTTCCCTGATGTACAACGCGCAAAGCCAGTCTTCTGCGCTGTGGGGGAATAACGTGTTCCTCCTGCGAAATAAAGCATCAGGCGACATCGTTACCATCCGTTCAGCGGCTTTCCAGCGCCAGCCTGACTGGAACAACCCAAAGGTTGCCGGAATGGTCGCTTGGGTGTTTGACGGCGGAAAAATCGACGAAGTGCTCGGGGAGTTTTAATCGATGGAATTTGAAATCAAAGGCGCGAACTACCGCGCATCAAAGCTCAGCGTTTTCGACCAACTGAAAGTGTCTCGCAAGCTGCTCCCGGTTCTGGCCGGGCTGCTTTCAGAATTTGGCAGCCTAAAAGAGATGATGCCAAAAAAGGCATTCACAACTGGCGGGGAAGCATCCGAACTGGATATGAAGGCTTTGGCACCAATCTTTGAAAAGGTCCTGCCTAAAATTGCTGAAAAAATGGCAGGCCTGAGTGAAGAAGATACGAATGCGATCATCTTCCCCTGCCTGTCCGTGGTGGCGCGGCAGAACGGCAAGGTATGGGCGCCGGTAATGGTTCAGGGCTCGCTGATGTTCGACGACCTCGACCTGATGAGCATGTTGCAGATCGTTGGTCGGGTGGTAGGCGACAGCCTGGGAAATTTTTTGCCCGCAGCCCCCGACAAAGAGATTGCGGACAACTCAGCGGCCTGACACTTGAATCCCTGCCTGATGGCGAGGATTTTCTGATGCGCCCGGTTGACGCCGGGTACATCAGCTACACCGCGCTGAAAGATGGCTCAGTAGACCTCGCGGACGTAGCCCGCATGAATGACTGGCTCGACCTGAAAGCAGACAACAACAACCGCATTGAGCGCTGGAGACAGGATAATGAACGCTGAGACTATCAAGGATTTTCTGGTAAGCCTCGGCTTTCAGATTGACGATGCCGGCGCGCGAAAGTTTGACTCTGTGGTGCTGGGTACCACTCTGCAGGTGGTCAAGCTCGGCGCAGCAGTTGAGGCTACGGCGCTTACGGTGGTTGCCTTCACCGCGAAGATTGCCAGCGGCCTGGATAACCTGTACTGGATGTCCCAGCGCACAGGCGCAACGGTTAACGGCATCCGGCAGATTGGCTACGCAGTCAGTCAGATGGGCGGCTCGGTTGAGGCGGCACGGGGCTCGCTGGAAAGCCTTTCCCGCTTTATGCGCAACAACCCCGGCTCGGAAGGTTTCCTGAACCGGCTGGGCGTTCAGACGCGCGACGCCAGTGGCAATATGCGGGATATGGCAAGCATATTCACTGGCGTGGGTGAGAAGCTCAGCAACATGCCGTATTACCGCGCTAACCAGTACGCGCAGATGCTCGGCATTGACGAAAACACGTTGATGGCGATGCGCCGCGGGCTGGGTCAGTTCAATGCGCAGTACACGCAGATGGCGAAGGCGATCGGCTATAACGCGGATGCCGCCGCCGTCAGCTCCAATAAGTTCATGATCTCGCTGACCGCCTTCAGCCAGATGGCCGGCATGGCGCGCGATAAAATCGGCTCCAGCCTGGCGGAAGGTTTGTCGGGATCAATCGACACATTGCGTAAGCAGATCGTTGATAACTTCCCGAAGATAGAGCAGACCATTACCAGTGGTGTGAAGGGCATTCTCTGGATGGCTGAGGTAATTGGCCGGGCAGTTTACCGCCTCATTCAGGCTGCCGGAGATATTCGTGAGTGGTGGAACACCCTCGATAAGAGCACTCAGCAGCTGATTGAAACGCTCGGCGCTCTTGTTCTTGCGTGGAAGCTGGTTAACAGCGCATTTCTTACCTCTCCGATTGGCCGGATTATCGCGCTGGGCCTTGCCATCCTGAGTCTGTATGACGACTACAAAACGTGGCAGGCAGGCGGCAAATCCCTTATCGACTGGGATAAGTGGCAGCCAGGCATCGACTCCGCTAAAAAGGCGCTGGACTGGTTCACTGATAAGCTGAATAAGCTCAACAACGGCACCCTGACATGGAAAGGCACGCTCCAGTCACTTTCTGATTTCATGAAAGGCGACTGGTCGAAGTCTATCAATGATGCGATCGCCTCCGTTAACCGCGCCTTTGGCGGCTTCCTGACTCAGATTGGTCAGAAGTTTGCTAACAGCCCGTTCTGGAAAACTCTGCAGCGACTCCATATCGTCAATGAGAAAGACACTCAGGATATGCTGAACTTCTTCAGTGGCGAAGGTGGCAAGCCCGCGGGCCCGGCTGCAACTGACAAAATGCCCGGCGAAGATGACGGCCCCGAAGCAATCTACCCTGTCGACGGTCCAGCCTCGCAATATGCACAGTCACTGAAGCGCGGAGAGCGTAACAATAACCCCGGCAACCTGAACTATGCAGGTCAGGCAGGAGCAATGCTGGAGCGTAGTGGCGGGCGGTTCGCTAAGTTCCAGTCCGCTTATGATGGTCTGCGCGCCATGGCCCGCCAGCTGATGCTGTACGCTAAGCGCGGAATAAACTCTGTTGAAGGCATCATATCCACCTGGGCGCCATCTTCCGAGAACAACACAGGTGCTTATGTTAACTCCATCTCATCTCGCCTTGGCGTTGACCCCAAAGCCGCGCTTAACCTGCAGAATCCACAGGTCCTGTCTCAGCTGATGAACGGCATCATTCACCATGAGAATGGCCGCAACATCTACTCAAGCGAGCTTGTAAGCCGCGCTGCCTCTGGTGCCGCCTCGCCTACCGTCAATCAGGAAACAAACATCCATATTCACGGGGTGAGCGATCCGGAGCGCGCAGGCAGCAGCGTGGCAGAGCGGCAGATGGGCGTTAACTCCCGGCTAACCCAGCAACTTACTCCGGCGGTCAGATAATGGATATTCTCTCTACGCTGTTTTCACAGCAAAGCAGGAAGATAGGCCTGATCATCCCGGACGTGGTTATCTCTGAGAAGCACAGTGATGTGCTGGAAATTACAGAGCATCCTACAGAGAATGGCGCGCCGGTCGCTGACCATGCCTACAAGCGCCCGGCGGAGCTGACAATGGATGTCGGCTTTTCCGGTGGCGGTTCATTACTGGACTTGCTTGATACCTCATCCGTTGGGTTAAGTCTTGGGCTTAGTCCGAAAGAGACCTATCAGCGGCTTCTCGACCTGCAGGCCAGTCGCGTTCCGTTCGACGTGGTAACCGGAAAGCGCATTTACAGCAACATGCTGATACGCGTGCTTGATGTAACCACTGACCGAACGTCTGAAAATGTCCTGATGGCGTCTCTTACGCTCAAAGAAGTTCCTATCTCGCAGACTCAGACGATCAACGTGGCGAACAAAACCGACATGACGGATGGAGTAAGCACATCACCAGTGCAGAACACCGGCATCAAGTCAGTGAAAAGCGCCAATGAGTCTGTGCTCTCGAAACTCTACAGCTATGTGTCGGGGTAATCATGCAGGGATATGAAATCCCGCTCTCTCCGGACAATCAGGCATTCAATATCAACCTGAACAACACCACCTACAGGGTACAGGTAGAGTGGCGTGACTTCGCGTGGGTGCTTGATTTGATGGATAGCGGCGGCAACGAGATTGTGAGCGGAATCCCTATGGTGACAGGCGGCAACCTGCTTTCGCAGTGGGGCTACCTTAATATGGGATTCGCGCTTGAGGTGGCCTGCGATGATGCTTCGCAGGATTACCCGACCAAAACCGACCTTGGCATCCGCAGTCACCTTTACGTCATAACGGAGTAAGCATGAGCCTGAACTGGATGCGCCACTTTGAACTGCTTTTGGTTGATGAGTCCGGCGCGGGCATCAGCCTCTCTGATTTCAAAGTCGTGTTTAGTATCGAGTGGACTAATGCACTTTGGCCCCGCGTTGCCACGGTGAAAATCTACAACCTGAAGAAGGATACTGTCAGTCGGATACAGGGGAAGGAGTTTTCACGCCTGAAGATGATTGCCGGATATGACGGACTGGCTGCGCCGGTCGATGCCAGTCAGGTTGGTATCGCGCGAAATGTAGATGCCACTCAGGTCGGACTGACTGATGGGCAGAACTTCGGCCAGATATTCGACGGTGAGATTCGATTTACGATTACAGGGCGCGATAACCCTACCGACACTTATGTCCTGATTCAGGCTATTGACGGCCACCAGGCTTTTGTTGCAGCGAAGGTAAACACCACGCTGGCCGCCGGTTACACGGTGGCAGACCTGCACGCTGCCACAATGCAGAGCTTCCAGCCTTTCGGTGTCACTCAGGGCATCACTGCTCAGATGCCGGATACAGTATTCCCTCGCGGCCGCGTGATGTATGGCATGGCGCGTGATGTGATGAGTAACGTGGCTGACCAGTGCAAGGCAAACTGGCAGATTGTGGATGGTCAGGCGCAGATGGTCAGCACTGATAAGTATATCCATGAGGCGATCGTACTGAATAGCCGCACCGGCCTCATCGGTATGCCTCAACAGACCATGGGCGCAGGCGTTAACGTTCGCTGCCTGATTAATCCCAATATCCGGGTCGGTGGCCTGATAGAGCTAGACCAGGCATCTGTATACCGCTCGGCGCTATCCAGTGACGAGGTGCAACGGTCTGGCGGCCGCATATTTGAGACCGAAAATAACGGGAATCTGAACGTAAACGGAACACTGCAACAGCCCGCAAGTATTGCGACCGATGGCGTGTATATCGTGCAATCCATCAGTTATACTGGTGATACACGCGGGCAAGCCTGGTATATGGATTTGATGTGCAGCGCCAGAGGTTCCGCAGACCTTCAGACATCAACTGCTATCACTCGGGGCATTTCCACATGATCAAGTTAGGCGCTACAGCATTAATGGCTTTTATGTTTTCAGCGGCCTGCTTGGCAGCGCCAAAACCTATCATGCAGTGTGGACCGTTTTTAATATCTTCGAGTGATGACGGCTTTGCTCACGTCAATAATGTCCGACCGGTGAGCCAAAAATTTACCTTCCTCGGCGCTAAAGAGGATTATTCATCCGTCCAGTATCAATGGATGGTGCCGCGCTCGGATTATCCAGGCTACTACGGTATGGAATATATCAAGCGCAATGGCAAAGCCATTCTGAATGTTGAAGCCATCCGCGCGAACATGGACCAACCTCGCGTATTTGGCACTTTTGATTGTATTAAGGTGGAATAATGAAAAAATGGGCTTGGTTAGTTTTGGGCGTTCCAGCTGTAATTTTATTTCTTTTTTTAGTGCTTGATCCAGATAGCCCTTTACGAAGACTAATCAGGGCTTACACAGGTTAAATAATACCCGCTTCGGCGGGTTTTTTATTGGAGCACATATGCCAGTTTCACCACAATCACAGGCTGGCGGTGAATCGCAGGCCTATAAAGCGCTGTCAGATTCCATCTTCTCCATGCTCCGTGTTTCGATGCCCGGCATTATCCAGACCTTCGACCCTATCGCCTGCACCTGCACTGTCCAGCCAGCTATCAGCGGGCAGACTGCCGATGAGCTTGGCAACTTCAGGTCTGCACCACTTCCTTTGCTTCTCGATGTCCCGGTGGTATTTCCACGCGGTGGCGGATGCACGATCACCTTCCCGGTGAAAGAGGGTGACGAGTGCCTGGTCATCTTCAGTGACCGATGCATTGACTTCTGGTGGCAGAACGGCGGTATTCAGGAGCCGGTAGACCCTCGCCAGCACGACCTGTCAGACGCCTTCGCCATAGTCGGCCCTCAGTCTCAGGCAGAAGTTATCAGCAACATCAGCTCAACAACGCTACAAATGCGCACCGATGACGGAACGGCCTATATCGAACTCGACCCCAACAGCCACTCGATCAACATCGTCGCCCCGGGAGGTGTCAACGTGACAACACCTCTCGCTAAGTTCAGCCAGGCGGTGACGATTACAGGCCTGCTGACATGGATGGGTGGCATGGTGGGCAGCCTTGCGACTGGTACCGCAGCGAAAATTACAGGCGCTATCGAATTCATCGGCAGCCTTAAATCCAACGGCAAAGACATCAGCGACCAGCATACGCACAACGGCGTTCAGTCTGGCACTGGCAATTCCGGTAAGGTGAACTGATGCGATACAGACGCGAAGATGAAAACGGTGATTACACCTTCGGGAAAGGGGATGACACTTGGCTGATTAACTCACCAGAGTGCGTTGCTCAGGCCGTTAAAACGCGATTCCTGCTCTGGTACGGTCAGTGGTTCCTCGACACTACAGAGGGCACTCCATGGATCCAGTCGGTGCTCGGTAAGCAGAAGCCTGAAACCTATAATCTCGCCATCCGCAAGCGGATACTTGAGACGCGCGGCGTGAACTCGATTAAGTCATTCGATACCAACCTGAACACATCCTCCAGGCGTGTGATTTTCACCGCAACCATCGACACCATTTACGGAACGACGACCGTCACAAGCGAGGCATAATGGCTCTCAATCTCGATACGCTGGGGCTCTCCGCTACGGTTACCGCCTCAGGGATAAATGCGCCCGATTACCAGACCATACTGAGTAAGCTCACCGCATATTTTCAGCAGATTTACGGCACTGATGCTTACTTAGAGCCGGACAGCAAAGACGGTCAAATGGTTGCACTTGTGGCGCTGTCGGTACATGACGCCAACAACACAGCGATTCAGGTTTACACCTCATTCTCGCCATCAACTGCTATGTCCGATGCGCTTACCCGCAACATCAAAATCAACGGCATTACGCGCAAACCATCGACAAATTCAACGGTCGATCTGACTCTTAGCGGAATTGCTGGTACCACTATCACCAACGGTTCAGTTAAGGATGCTAACGGTATTATCTGGAACCTGCCGGCCAGCGTCACTATTGATGTGGGCGGCTCAGTAACGGTAACTGCTACCAGTGCTGTGCCGGGTGCAGTGGCTGCGGTTGCTGGGTCAATTACACAGATAAATACACCTACCCGAGGATGGAAGGGCGTTACAAACGCAGTGGCTGCGGCCGTCGGTTCAGATGTTGAAAAAGATTCAGCACTGCGTATCAGGCAGGGCCAGAGCGTTGCTATACCGTCTCTTACACCGTTTGAGGCAGTCGACGGCGCGCTGGCTAACGTATCAGGAGTTACCCGCCACAAACTCTATGAGAACGATACGGGCGCAACTGATGCTAACGGTATTCCTGGCCATTCTATCGCTGCCATTGTGGAGGGTGGGGATGTCACGCTGATAGCGCAAACCATCCGTGGCAAAAAGGGGCAGGGTGTCGGAACGTTCGGCAGTACTACAGCTCAGGTGCCAGACAAGTACGGGAACCCGCACAGCATCAGCTTTTCACGGCCTACCAATGTTTCAATCTACGTGAATCTGATGCTTAAGGTCTTCACCGGTTACACCACGCAAATTGGTGAGCAGATAAAGCAGGCGATAGCTGACTACATCAACGCTTTGACGATTGGCGACGACGTCCTACTCAGTCGCCTGTACTCACCTGCAAACCTCGGTGTAGTTAGTGGTGGTAACTCTCGCTATTACGACATTAACAGCCTGCAGATAGGCAAGTCAGCGGACGCCTTATCAGCCTCAAACATCGTCATCGCCTACAACGAATCTGCCACCTGCAGCACAGCGAACATCTCAATCACGGTGTCGCCATGAGTAAATATACCGACCGGATAACGAATTATCACAGGGGGAAGCCCCTGTTCGTTGATCACATCGACCTCTCAACAAGACCACTTTCAGACACATCAGTTGCCATTAAAGGGCTTGTATCGGCCTTTGATATTGATGAAGCAGTGGGCGTCCAGCTGGATGCGCTGGGTGAATGGATAGGCAGAAGCCGGATTGTAAGCCAGCCAATATCTGGCGTTTATTTTTCGTTTGATACCACTGGTCTTGGTTGGGATCAAGGCGTCTGGCAGGGGCCATATGACCCCGACGCCGGTTACACCAGCCTCAGCGATGACACCTACCGCATCATCCTGAAAGCAAAAATCGCCATCAACAACTGGGATGGCACCAACGATAGCCTGCCACAGATTCTCGACACTGCGCTGGCTGGTTCAGGTCTGACAATGCAGATCGTGGATAACCAGGACATGAACATCGGGGTGTGGGTCTTCCCCGATACAGATATTAGCAATGTGTCTCTTGAGTTAATTGCTGCCATACGGCAGGGCTACCTTACGGTTAAGGCTGCTGGCGTTTATGCCGGAAGTATTACGACTCCTGCAGTCTTAACGCCATCCGATGGGAATAAATTCTTCGGCTTCGACTTAGAAAATCAATATATCGCCGGATTTGACGATGGCGCATGGGAGAAAACACTTTAATGGCTACGAATAACTTTAAGGCATTTGGTATTGGAGCTGGCGCTAATGTGACAAGCCAGGCTGATTATGAGGCGCTTGCTGCTTTGATGGCAGGATTCCAGTCGGGTAAAGCTTCATCTGCGCAGATCAATAAAGCACTGCGACAGTCTTCAACCATGGCCTATGTCCTGGCGCAGTTCATCTCTGACAGTGCCTCGGTAGATGTTCTAGATAACGGCACACCTGCCACCATTCTGGCAAACCTGAAAGCGGGGCTATTGAGCTCAGGTACCGGAAGGCTGATCGGAGTAAAGGTATTTTCAACAGCAGGCACATTCACCTATACAAGAACGCCGGGTGCCAAAAAGGCACGCGCATACGTAACTGGCGCAGGCGGATCTGGTGCACGCGGTTCATCCACGACAGCTCCTCCAGGCGGAGGTGGTGGGGCTGGAGGTACTGCAATTAAAATGATTACGCTTACTCAAGATACATACACCGTAGTGGTAGGCGCAAGGGCGCTTGGCGGATCGCCGGGCGGGAGTAGTTCTTTCGGTACAGAATGCGCAGCATCTGGTGGCGGATTCGCTACCGGAGGAGGCGGTGGCGCCCCGGGTGTGGGGTCTGGGGGTGATGTCAATCTATCAGGCGGCTATGGCAGCGATGCAACCGACTCGTCACTTGGCGGTTATGGCAGTGGTGATGGCGGGGCATCCTATTGGGGTGGTGGCAGGAAAGCAGGCACAGGCACGGGCCAGTCTGATTATGGCGCTCCTGGCTCAGGTGGTGGTGGCAACCAGGCCGCAAACACCGCAGGACAGAACATGGGCGCTCCGGGGATTGTATATATTGAGGAGTATTCATAATGGCTTTGTATGCGCGCATAGAAAATGATTTAGTCGCTGAGATATTTGAAACCGATGGCGACATGAAAGAGATGTTTCCTGCATCATTTATCTGGGTGGATGTGACAGAAGAGAAAACGCAGCCTCAATATGGTTGGATTTATCTCAAAGGTAAGTTTACTGCACCAGTTATCGATTATGCCTCTATAGCAGTGCAAGAAAGGCAATATCGAATGAATGTCGCCACAGATACTATCAGTATATGGCAGACGAAGCTATTACTGGGAAGGTTGAGTGATGGTGATAAGGTGAAGTTGAATTCGTGGCTGGACTATATTGACTCATTAAATGAAATTGATATGAAAACTGCGCCAGAAGTATCCTGGCCTGATGTTCCTGCCATCTGATATTAGACGGCAGGAGTTTGTTTAATCAAGGAGCTTTTGCCGTCACCTTTGGGCTCTTCTTCCAGATATATCTAAACTTGTTTTCAATAAGCCTAAAGCTAAATTCAGACATCAAGATAGTTAGAATTATAAAGAAAGGGAATTTTAAGAAGCTGAGTTCTTTTATAATGGCACTATCACCCAAAATAAAAATGTACTTCGTTATTGAAAGGGCGATGAAGTGTGTGAGGTAAATAGAGTAAGATCTCGAACCAACATATAAACACACTTTCTCAAACTTGTTACCGAATAAAAAGTAGCCTCGATTATAGCTTGCAATGAATACCATCACTCCTGAAAGCAGTGCAACCACGCCCACCTGAAAACTAACAATAGGATTAGGATCCGTAAAAATGCAAAGTAAGAAAGTCAGAGAAAGCAGCATCGCCAAAGCCAGTGCTTTGTGGGACATAAACTTAGGATTAAACCTCTGGTAGGTTTCTTTTGTACTTAACACGGCAATGATTACCCCTAACGCAATAGCATCTGTTCGAAGCGGCCAGCCCATAGGAGTACTCGAGTTCAATGTCCGCGGGATAAAGAATTGAACCAGAATAATTATTGCCATCACAATGCACAGATTTCTGTTCTTGAACAAGAACAGAAATACTGGCAGCAAGAGATAAAACTGGTTTTCTAAAGAAAGACTCCAATAAACCCCAAGATTTCCGCAATTTCCTGCTGGCCTGCAAGAAATAAAATAAAAATTGCTTGTTTGGGTTATTGCGAAAAATGCCGACTTTAACATTTCTGGCAAAGGCAGGAAGGCTTGATAGTTGTTAACAGCTACAGTCAAAGCTATTGATATGGCTATCCAAAAAAAAGCCGCAGGTAATAGTCTGAACGCTCTTTTAATATAAAACATTTTTGACTGTAACAAGAACTCAGAACGAGTCATTTTGTGGAAATCTTTGAAGATTAGACTTCTGGTTACTATGAACCCGGATACGCAGAAAAATAAATCAACACCACTTCCAAATTTACTTATATTTAGTATTTTAAAATAAAATGAATCTGGAAGAAGTATTAATGGAATATGAGCTAGCATCACTGTAACAATCGCAATTGCCCTTAAAACCTCAATATCTTTGTTAATCTCTTTATCAAGCATCGCTTATTCACTATTGGTTTTAGTATATTTAATAGGACTCATGAGCGTGAGCATATTAAGTTTAAGGGAATAGTAATTTAATAAAAAAAATTAATCAATTGGTCGTTGATCTTTTGATCACTAAATCATAAAAAAGCCCCGGCGACGGGGCAGCTACAGACCGCGCCAATCTCAGCAGGCTACGGGGTGGGTCATTTGAGATTAGTCACTCACCACCACGCCTGCCTGATTAAAAACCCTTCCGCCTCAAACCCTTTACAAATCTGTGACTCGCTTCGCCTTGATCAAATCTACCGATCGATATTACTGTTTATCCATACAGTATTTATCAGAGGGGGATTTATCATGGCGAGAGAGAGCGATATACACGCGGCGTTCACTGGTGCGATAACCAAGGACGCCCGCGGCAGGCAGATAGTCACCACTGCGGCGTTCCAGAAGCGTCTGGATGACGTTAATCACGTATGGACGCTGGCAGAGTGCAACCGGTGGATACGGTACTACCAGAACTTCTTCTTCGAGCTGGTTACTGAGGAAAGCGAGAATAAAACCTGGTCGTTACGCAACATGGGATACGTGAGGTAACTATGGGATTTCCATCACCCGCGTCCGATTACATCGAGCGGCGCATCGACCTGAACGATGTACTGATGCCTCACCGCAACAACATGATCCTGATTGAGACGCCTGACGGGTTCGTACTGGCGGACAAGTCACTCAAGCCCGCGCCGGGTGACAAGATAGCATTCCAGATAGGCGAGTTTCCGCAACTGGGGAAATTATTCAGAACGGGGATTATCACCTCAGACGGAGAGACGATCGACGGAGAGGGCATGGAAGGCATCATTGTGCTGGGGAAAGTGACGGCGGAGGTGGTGTCGGTCTACGTACCGCTACGTCCGACGATTTGAACCGAAGTCACATCAGGCATAATATGATGTTAACAACGACGTGAAAGCCATAGTGAAATTTTATTTAGTACATTGATTAGTACATAAAAAATCATGGTGCTAAAATTTTAAATCGTAAGTTATTGATGGTAAAAGAATATAGATATCAAGCAACTCATTTACTTGTGTAACCTGGAACGTGAACGCCATTTCGGGCGGGCCGCGGAAGCCAGTTTTGTTACGCAGCCGACCCTCTCTATGCGCCTGAAAAATCTTGAGCGCGAGCTGGGCTTGCCGCTGATTAACCGCAGCAATAACTTTGCCGGATTCACCCCAGAGGGCGACCGAGTGCTGGCGTGGGCGCGGGAGATCGTTTCGGTCTATCAGGGACTGAAGCTGGAAGTGGAATCGCTGAAGCATGGGGTGAACGGTACGCTGCGGGTTGGCGTGGTGCCGCAGTGCAGTATGGCACTGCCGCTGCTGCTGAAAGCGGTGCAGGCGCGTTATCCTCAGCTCGACTATCGCATTGCGGTACTCAGTGCTGACCAGTTGCTGGAAGCGCTCAACAGCCACACCGTGGATGTCGGGATCG